CCCCGCATAACGCGGGGAGAGGAGACCTGATCTCGCACATCCTGTGCTTGATCTGTCTCTCCATTATCGGCTCCGACACTTCGGCGTCTGCGGAGGCGTCGTGCATAGAAGGAACTCACATGGCTTTAATTCCTAAGCCAGTCGCATCCTCAGGTAGTGATACGGTGTTAGAATACGCTGCTGTAGATTTCTACCGCAACGGGGTCTTTCACCATTCGTTCGCCTCAGCTTTCTTCCCGAGGAGTAAGTTTTACACTTACGCACAAGGGTACAAGTTGGACGACTACTACAAGAGGTTGGCGTCAGGGCAATTGTTACCGTTTACCCCTTGGACTCAGTACAAGATTGATGGGGGGATCATCCGTCCGGCTAACGTTAATCTCGTTGGTGCAAACCACGATGAATGGCGTTGTTCGGATGGAGATTGTCCTTCCACCTTTTCAAGTTCTCCGTTCCTTGGGGCTGCGGAACTACTAAATAAAGCAAAGTCGCAAGACTGCGCTTATTTGGTTCAGCAGGCGGCAGCTCGAATTCGAACTGCCGGCTATGATGCCTTGACGTTTCTCGCAGAGTTTCACCAGACAGTGGAGCTTTTCAGGAATTTAGTTTCCCGATTGGCATCCTTGCTCTCCAACAAGAAGGTCGATGACCTTTGGTTGGAAGGGCGTTATGGCTGGCGAAATCTCTGGTTCGATATGACGAACATCTATGATGCATATCTATCGATTACAGAGAAGCGAACGCGGTACCACCAGGTCGCTGGATATAAGTTCACCGAATCGTCTTCGACGACCGATGGACCTACGTCTGACGTGTATGGCACGTGGCAGGTAATCACAACCAACGAAATTGAAGTTGGTTTGCGAGGAACTGTCGTTAGTGACATACAAGTCCCTCACATTCAGATCGATCCGATTCTTACCGGATGGGAGCTTACGCGCCTATCCTTCGTAATCGATTGGATCGTGAATGTTGGGAACGCCCTGGCCGCGCTTGAGTTTTTGATACTTAACAACGAGTATTACGCTGCATCCGGGGTACAGGTAACCTGGACCCGTTCAATAGATCACCAATTTCTTGGTTTTCTGAACGGGTACGGGGGATCCTATGACCGCGGTAAAATGCAGAGTGTAGGCGTTGCCACGTATCGAGTTCCTACTTCAGTGTCTTACATTCCGCAGGTGAAGCTCAGGCTCGACGGGCTAAAGATATTAGATATCTTGGCTCTTCTTGCTCAAGCTTTAACCAAATCAAAGGTTGCTCCGGATCTTTATCGTCAGAAACGATATGGACCAGCAGCTGATGGTTTGTCACCATAACCTTGAAGGAAACGTAATTATGGCAGCTATGAGTACTGCCCTCACTGAGTTTGCCGATAACGGTAACTCTCGCACGTATACGCAAGCTGCGCATACTGTGCTGGCACCGTTGCTGGTTCTCCAGAAGCGGGTCGTCCCAACCGGTAATCAAGTGATTGCTGAGGACACCATTACGGTGCTCTCACACACTGAAGATGCCGATGGGGTGACGTTGCCTCAACGTGTCACGTTCAGCGTTACGGTTCGTCGCCCGATTACGGGTGACGCTGCCGATGTGACCGCGATGCTTGCCGTCTTCCGCGATGTTGTCGCGGGTGACGAGTTTGCAAACACGGTTTCGACACAGGAATTTCTGAAGTAAGACTATGAAACGTCCTACCAAGAGGAAACCTCGTGGTCCCGATCTTTCAAGGATCGGGATTTACGTGTTTCTCCTGTGCTTGATGGTTACAATCAAAGTTCTGTTCCCAGAACTGCCTAAAGATGGTGTCGATTTCGACGCTTTCTCCAAGCCGATATGGGTTCGTTGCTAAGGTTGTAACTCCAAATTTAACGTTGAACTTGAGGATCCACATTATGGACTTCAAAACATTTAGCTTCGACGTGAGTCGGGCTTTTGTTAGTGACCATAGAGGCTTCATAGACGATGAGATACTGGCTAAGATCCTTGGCTGGATCCGATCCAGGAACCTCAAAAGTCTTGCATCCTGTAGTGAGCATTTTCCTGCTGCATTGTCGAGCAGGACTACTTTTGCTTTCCTAAGACAGGTTGAGGCGCTCTTTAAAAAGAACGCCGTGTTCGCTGAACCGGAAATCTGTGAACAGGCAGCACGCCTTGCTTTTAATAGAGCAGAGCGTATATGTCGTATCACAAACCGGCGGCTTGATCATTACTTCGCCCAACGCGATCGTTTAGATCCCGATTTGGACAAGTGGATGACCCGAGCCGAAGCTTACATCGACCGTGTACTAGGGAGTGAAGTAGACGGGTTTGTCGAGGATCTTCCTCGCCTTATCCGTTTCACTGCAGGTGCTACCGCTTCCAGCAGTCGTAGGAATAGTTCACCCTATCGTAAGGTAAAACTTACGCAAAGGTGTTCTCCGGGTGGTCGACCCTACTTGATGGCTATGTCCAAATTCTTTGGATATCCACCTGTTCGGACGATTTCCCAAACCTACAACCGCGTGGAGGTTGTGCCTAAGAACTGGAAGACAGATAGGACCATCGCTTGCGAACCAGAAGGGAATATTCCCTTCCAGTTAGCTTTCGATGAGTACGCTAAACGTCGACTCCGAAAATTCGGAATTGACCTGTCAGACCAGACTCGAAATCAACATCTAGCTAAAGAAGGGTCTTTAACTGGCAAGTATGCCACTATCGACCTTTCAATGGCCAGCGATACGGTTGCTTACAATGCGGTGGCCTGGCTCTTCCCAAGAGCCTGGTTCCGCTACTTGTCTGCTTTCCGTTCGAGCTTTGCAACAGGAAGTTTTGGCGTGTTAAAATACGCCAAGTTCTCCTCAATGGGGAACGGAACTACCTTTGCAGTGGAGACGTTGATATTCGCTGCGTGCTGTCATGCTGTTGGAAGTAAGCAATTCTCAGTGTATGGTGATGATATCATCATCGAAACTGAGCTTGCGAGCGACCTAGCTAGACTGCTTAAGTTCCTCGGTTTCAGTTTTAACCATGAGAAGTCTTTTCTGCAGGGCCCTTTTAGGGAATCCTGCGGGGCGGACTGGCATGGCGGATATAACATCACCCCATTCTATCTACGAAAATGGTCGAATCTGAAAGCTCAGATTTGCCACAACGTTAATGGTTTGGTAAGTGTTGCGATACCCGGGGGTAAGCTTTGGGAGATGCTACGCGACTTAGTCGCGGAGTTTAACCTTCCACTTGTCCCTTATAACGAAGATACAATGTCCGGAGTCTTCATCGACGTTCGGACGGCGTATTCGAGGCGTTTAATCAAGGTAAAGCACCAGATTCCACGGTTTCGAGCTTATAAGTTCGTTGACCGTGTGTTGAAGGTGCAAGACTCAAGAACCCTCTTTTTGTGGTACCACGATAAGTACCGCATAAGGGGCAGATTGAGCAAGCGTTACCTTGAACGTAGTAGGACACCAGCTTTCGATGTGCGTTGCACGCGAAAGTGGGTCCGCTGGATACCTCCAGCGGTAGGAGCACCTGACCACCTGGATTGGTGGTCAGAATTCAGTATCCCCGCAGTTTAATACTGCCGGGTCTGATGCTAGGGTACGGAGTACCCTGACGGGCG